GAGACTATTCCTCTTGATTGGTCTGGCAATATTAATGACAATGCTACTATTACAGATTACCAAAAAGTAATAGGTTCTTTAGTTAATGATGCAAAAAGAAATATAGAATCATATCACGATTGGTTAGTTCTAAGAGATACAAAAGAAATAGATACTGTAATTGGACAAAAAAATTATGGTTTAGAAATTGGACAAGAGTTTAAAATTGTAGATGTAATAAACCAAAATACAGGACAACACTTAAATCAAGTAAGTAAAGTTTATATTAACACAGTAAGATATCCATCAGATGATACTGGTGAACCTTTATATTATGCTTTTAATGGTACTAATTCTACAAATTTTACTACTAATTTAAAAGTTGATTTATCGCCAATACCTACTGAAGTACATAAAATTTCTTTTGATTTTGTAAAACCTCAAGATGAATTAACATTGTCGTTAGAACAATTAAAAATTCCAACACAACCAGTTTTGTTAGCTGCTTGGGCTAGAGCAATTGCAGAAAGAGGTGAAGATGGTGGAACACAATCTAGTGTAATGGCTCAAGAAGCAAAAGATGCTCTTAATCAAGCTATTATAATAGATAGTGGAAATACACAATATGAACAAGATTGGTATATTAGATAATGGCAAAACAACTATCATATAATCCTTTACTTGACATTGGTATTAATGGTTTAAATACACAAACTAACCCTGCCTCATTAGAAGCAGCTTGGCTTGTTAAAGCAGAAAATATAGTTATCAAAGAATCTGGTCGTTTGTCTATACGAAAAGGTTTACAACAAAAAATAATTCCTAACGCTACTAATTCAATAACTTCTATAGTTGAGCACAACGACCAAGGAACTAATAAAATATTTGCAAGTCATGGAGGAAGTATATACACAGTAGATTTTACATCTCCTAATGCAGCCTTTCCTTCTAGTGGTGTTGATGTTAAACATACTGTGTCTGGTACAACAGGTAATTGGCAATTTATAAATTTTAATAATAGATTACATTGTTTACATGCGGGAGCAGTTCCACAAAGATATGATGGTTCTGCTGCTTCTAATGAAAAATGGTCTAATACTTATACTACTAATGCAATAAATTTAGCAAATGGTAGTGAAATAACAGATACTGAACATGTAAGTAATGGTATTTTAAAAGATAAAAGTTATCAAATTACTGCTTTAGGCACTCCACCTACTCCGTTTGATTTAGTTGGTGGTGCTACTGACAATGCTGTAGGTGAAATTTTTACTGCAACTCATGCTGGTGCTGATGGTCAAAGTGAATTGATAGCAATGAACAAAATGATAACTGGCACAGTATATAAAATTATTAATTTAGGAGATTCAGCCAGTTCTCTTACTGCTTCTGGTGCTGATAATAGTCCAGCAGTAGATGAAATATTTACAGCAAATGCTATTTTAGGTACTGGAACTGGACTTGTAAGAGAAGTTTTAAATACTACTAATGGAAAAGTAGTAGAAATAAAAACTAATCCTACGCTTACTACTATTACAATAGATAGCACAAGTGGTTTTCCTACTACTGGACAAATTATTATTGATGATGAAATTGTTACTTATACTGGTAAAACAAATACATCATTTACTGGATGTATTAGAGGTGCAAAAGGAACTACCGCTACACATCATTTAGATAATGCTGTAGTTACTAATAATACTGCACCTCCAAGCGTTACTTCTGGTGAATTTAAACCTACTTGTGGTGTGGGTTTTTATGGCAGACTTTGGTTAGGAGGAGTAGCAGAAGAAAAAGATATTTTGCATTATTCTGCTTTATTAGATGGTGATGACTTTACTTTAAGAAGTGGTGGTGGAGCATTTGATTTAAAAAGTGTTTGGGGTAGAGATGACATTATTGCCATAGCACCTTTTTATGGTCAGCTTGCAGTCTTTGGAAAAAATAATATTGCTATATATGATAGACCAGATTCAGTATCAGACATGCAACTTAATGAAGTTATACGAGGAATAGGATGTATTGCAAGAGATTCAATACAAGCTATTGGCGATGATTTAGTTTTCTTGTCTAGCACAGGTCTTAGGTCTTTAGCACGTACTACAGAAAAAGATAAAGTTCCTCTTACTGATTTATCTGTAAATATAAAAGATAGATTAATTAGAAATTTAGAACAAAGTAAAGAAATAAAATCTGCTTACATAGAAAATGAAGGCGTGTATATTTTATTTTTTACAGATAGTAATTTAACTTACATTTTTGATTTTAAATATTTAACTCCTAATGCAGCACCAAGAATAACAACATGGACATTTGCTAAAGAAAGGCATCCAACAAGTATAGCTTATACTGAATTGCACGGAATGTTAGTAGGACAAGAAGATGGTGGTATTGCAGAGTACAAAGGTTATTTTGATACAACTGCATCTTTTGTTAGTAATGCTGTTGTTCAATCTTTTTCTTCTTATACAATGAATTTTGAAACAGTTTGGTTAAATTTAGGTGAAACAGTACAAGCATCTTTATTAAAAAAATTGTTTATGGTTCTTGAAGGAGGAGCAGGCTCTACATTATTTTTAAAATGGTATAAAGATTTTCTTCAAGCACCTTTTAAAACAACACAAATTAAATTAAATCCTAGAACTTTAGGTAATAATTCATTATACGGAATAAAATCAATAATAAATACAGTACAACCTGCTAGTACATTGTATGGAAGTCAACCAGTTGTAACTCTTACAGTAGGTTCTCTTGTTGTTAATAGTTATTATGCTATTTCAAATCTTGGAAATACTAGTCAAAGTCAATGGAATACTGTTGCTGGTACAACTAGTTCACCTGTTACTTATTCAGTAGGAGATGTAATTAAAGTTTCTGTTAATAGTCAAAACATTGGTAATGGACAAGTTGTAAGCCATGTTCATGTAAGTGCAAATCATACTCATTCATACACTTATGCACCAATATATGGATTAAAAGAATACAGAACACCTTTAATTGGTTCAGCAAAATATTTAAAAATATCTATAGCAATAATAAGTAATGGATATTCTACATCTTTACAAAACATGACACTTTTACACAAACAAGGAAAAATAAGATAATGCCAAATTATTCAAAAGTTGTAGCTTGGGCTAATAAAGATTCTCTTGCTGACACAGATGTTAATAAAATTATAAGTGGTGCTGATTTTCACGATGAATTTTCTGAGATAGAAGATTCAATAGAAACTAAAGCAGAAATTAATGGTACAGCATCAGAAACATTTGCAGCAGCAATATCAGCATCAGCTTTAACTACCTCTACAACACAAGTACCAAACACAGCTTGGGTACAAGCACTAATTACAGCAACAAAAACTGTTTTATATCCAGTAGGTTCTATTTATATTAACGCTGCGGTTAATACAAATCCAGCAACACTTTTAGGATTTGGTGTTTGGACAGCATACGCTACTGGTAGAGCGTTAGTTGGTAAAGAAAGTTCTGGAACATTTGACACGCTTAATGAAGAACAAGGTGCAGATATCCACGAATTAAGTGTTGCAGAATTAGCCCCTCACAATCACGTATATAATAGACATGTTACAAGTGGGCAACAGAATGGCCCGATTAGTTTAGATGATAGTCATCCACTTACAAACGCTAATACAAGCACTACTGGTGATGGTGTAGGACACAACAACATTCAACGAAGTATCACAGTTTACATGTGGAAAAGAGCATCATAATTAGGAGATAGAAATGGCAGAAGGTTACGATAAAGCAGCATATGGGGGTCAAGTAAAAGATAGTAAATCAACTCGAAATACTAAAAATGGTGGTGTAAACTTAAGCGACCTTTTTGATATAGTAGGTGGTTTGTTTACTGGTAATAAACAAAAAAAGATTGCTGAAGAAAATAGAGCATATCAAGAAGAAAGAGAAAGAGTAGCTTACGAAAGGTCATTGCCTTGGAATAGTACAAGTGCTGCTGGTTCTGTTACTTTTGACCCAGAAACTAAATTGATGTTACAATCTTTATCGCCAGAAATGCAAGCATTAATGGGTAATTTTTTAGGACAATCAACTGCTTCTTCTGAGGAACTAGCAAGATTAACAGCAGACCCATACGCTATGGAACAAGAACAGTTTAAAAGATTTGAAGATATGAACGCTGACTCTTACAATCAAGCAAGATTACAAGGCGAAGAATCAGCATTGGCTTCTGGAAGAATGGGTGGAACTCAAGGTTACTACGATAGTCTTGCTACTGAAGATTCTATAAATCAAAATAGAATGACTGGTCAAATGGCTGCTATAGGTACTGGAATGAATTATAGAAACATGCTTGGAAGCGAAAGCTTAAACTTTGGTAAAGGTGCTATGGACGTAGGAGGCTCGTTATCAGGACAAGCAGACTTAGGAAGAGCAATAGGTCAAGGTTCAAATCAAAACACTTTACAAGACCCATTTGCTTCAAGAAATTATACAGACACAAAATCTAATATGCTTTCTTCATTTATGGGCGATATGTATGGAAGAAAAAAGAGATACAATCAAGATGGAAAAGTAATACAAGATGAAGAGCCTGGTTGGTGGAACTCAAACAATACAAACAATACAGGTTATTCATTGTTTAAAAGAACATAAGGAGTAAGAAATGGCAGAACCAAGTATGTTTAGTAATTTGTATGATGTAGAAACTATACAAAATCGAAATGCAGAAACAAGTGCTATGAATGTAGCTCAGTTACCTGCTGGTCGGGCTACTGTTTATGGTGCAGGTCTTGCAGGTAGTATGTTGGCTGGTGGTGTAAATCAAATGTTAGGCAGAAAAACTCCACAACAACAAAAAGCTGAAATAGTAAATGGCATTATGAAAAAATATATTAACGCTGACCCAGCCGATCCTCAAAATATATTAATGATGTCAAGAGATTTTGCTGATAATGGTTTGCCAGGACTTGCTAATCAGTTTATGACACAATATCAAACTGCAATCACAGCTTCAACAACAAAAGCAAAACCAGAGACATATCAAGATAATTTAGGCGCTACAAGGTATTTGACAGGTAGCACAACTTACGAAGCAGGAGCATTAGTTCCTGGAGAAACTGCAACAACGCCTGAATCTGTCACTGTTCCAGATAAAATTAAGTTGTTTGAACGATACCAACTTGATGGTGGTAAAGATGATTTAAAAACTTTCTTAGTAAGTCTTAAAGGTGGAGGAGTAACGGTAAATACTGGAGACCAAAATACATTAACTCCTGGTCAAGAAGCAGTAGATAAAATATATGCCACTAGGTATGTGGAATGGAATGAAAAACAAGGCGATATGATTGGTCAAGTTGCTCAACTAGAAACTGTTTTAACAAAATTAGAAAGTGGTGAAGATTTAACTGGTGTAACACAAGGATTAATGCCAGATTGGTTTAACTATTTAGCTAATCCTGACTCAATAGCAGCAAAAGAAAGAGTTGCAGAAGTTGTACAGCGTAACCTCAAATTAATTCTTGGTGGTCAGTTTAGTGAAAGAGAGGGAGAGCAGCTAATTGCAAGAGCTTATAACC